CAAGTACGCCTTCGGCGTGGCACTCAACCCCCGCGGCCACTGGCTCGCAGAGTCGGTCCACCGCCCCCTCTGCCAGCTCCTCGAACTCGAAGCCCGCCGCTGGCTCGAACGCCGCCGCCACCAGATCCAGGGACGCACGAAGGTCATGGTCTGCGTCCCCCGCGGCTACGGGAAGACCGTCGTCGTCACCAAGGCCTTCCCCCTCTGGCTCCACCTCCATGACCCGGACCTCGCCTGCGTGATCGACTCAGAGTCCGCCGCCAAGGCCCAGGAGTTCCTCGGACCAGTCAAGACGCTACTCGAAAACGGCGACCCCTACGCCCTATTCACCTGGCTCTACGGCTCCTGGTACTCCCCCGACCGCATCTGGCGCGACTCCCAGTTCACCCACGCCCTCCGCCGCCAGATGGCGTTGACCGAGCCCTCCTTCGATACCTGCTCGGTCGAGACCGGGGCCACCGGCTCCCACCCAGACCTCCTCGTCCTCGACGACCCGATCTCGATCGACCGCATCCGCGAGAAGGGGAACTGGATCGAACTCGCCGTGACCCACGCCCAGGGGCTCACCCCGGCCCTCCGCACAGATTCTTTCTTCCTTATTGTAGGGACCCCCTATACCCAGGGTGACGTGCTCAACACCTTCCTCGCCCAGGACGGGGTCGCCGCCTACTACGGCATGAAGCCACCCGAGGCCTTCCCGAGCGAGTCCCAGGATGGCCAGTGGAACGTCTTCTTCCTCCAGGCCCGGAACTCGGACGGGGAATCTACCCTCCCCTCCGCCTGGACCACCAAGGAACTCGACGACTACGAGCGGAAGCGCCCCATGGATTTCGCCGCCCAGATGAGGTGTACCCCCGGCACCGGGCACCACATGCCGATCTCCCCCGAGCAGATCGAGGACGCGAAGATCTCCCGCGAGGATCTCCCGACCAACCTCTTCTACACCATCCACCTCGATACGGCCTTCAAGGAGCAGAAGCGGATGATGGCCGGGGACGAGTCGGTCATCATCGTCGCGGGCCACGACCTCCGCCGCACCGGGGACGTCTACTACCTCGAAGGCTACGGCTCGAACAAGTGGCGCCTTGAGGACTTCACGAAGAAGCTCGTCGAGATCGTCCAGCGGCTCAAGAAGAGTCTCAAGCGGGTCCGCGCCATCACCGACGAGCGCGAGATGGGCGGCAAGGAGGGACTCTGGGAGACCCACCTCCGCTCCTGCTTCGCCGACGCCGGGCTCTACATGCCCCCGCTCAAGCTCATCAACCGCGCCGGCACCAGGAAGGCCGTCCGCATCACCGAGGCCGCCGGCTACTGGGTGGACGGCCACATGAAGCTCGTGGACGACGCACCGGGTCTCGACCGCCTCGTGCGCCAGATGCTCCAGATCGGCGTCTCCGCCCATGATGACTGGGCCGACGCCGCCGCCGATATCTTCCACCCCGAGGTCTACAACCCCATGCTCCCGACGCTCGGGGACGACATGCCCGAGGTGCGCCGTCCCTTCGACGACTATCTCCTCTCCGGGCGCTTGACCGACGACGGGGCGCGAGAGGCTTACGACCGGCTGATCGAGGCCGAGGAGGATTCCTCATGGGCCATTACCGAGCGGTAGTCGTCGGCGCCGGCCTCGCCGGGTCCGACATGCCCCAGTCCCACATCGAGGGCTACCTGGAGCACCCCCGCTGCCGCCTCGTGGGAGTCATCGACCCCGATCTCGCCGCCCTCAACTTCGCTCGGAAGAAGCACGATCTCCATGGAGTGGCGTTTTCCCAGGAGGTCGAGTTCGCCGGAGCCCTCCAGCCCGACATCGTCTCGATCGCCACCCCCGAGAAGACCCACCTGGAGGTCTTCCGCCGCCTCCTCTTGGCCTACACCCCCGCCGCGATCTTCATGGAGAAGCCGCTCGCCACGACCCGGATCGCCGCCTTGGAGATCGCCCAGACCTGCGAGGACCTCCACATCGCGCTCGCGGTCAACCACGCGCGGGCGTGGGACGCCGACTACCGCCGCATGGCCCCGCCGAAGAAGATCCGCTACGCTGGCCCCGACTGGCGGAACGACGTCCACGCCTTCCACCTCGCCCGGATGCTTGGCGTGGACTTGGTGGAAAAGGTAGACGGGCGCGGGCTCTGGCTCGATGATGCGGTTGTGTACGGAGCCTTGAGAAGGAACACGATGGTCAACGCGATCTCGGATCTGATCCGAGGCATAGAAGATGGGAAGCGTCCGGAGTGCGGAGCCCGCGAAGGCATCTCCGCAGTCCTCGCTACCATCGAATCTCATAAAGGAGAATCCCAGTGACCCCAGAAACTAAAGCCCTCTCAAGGAGGTACCTCGATGAAGTCATCGAATCGGGCGTCTGTTCGGGTATGCGAGTCTCCGCCCCCGAAGGAGGAAAGTTCCTCCAGCTCCTCGAAGCCGAGTACCGATCCCTCTTCGGCGTACCCTACGCTGTGGCCTGCAATAGCGCGACCTCGGGCCTCCACATGGCCCTCGTCGCCGCTCAAGTCTCCCCCGGCTCGACGGTCCTAGTCTCCGGCATCTCCATGTCGGCCTCCGGCGCCGCCGTCCACCACGCCGACTGCCACCCCTACTACATCGACACCGACCCCGAGACAGGCCTCGTCACCCTCGAAACAATCATGGAGGCCTACCAAGAAGCGAAGGACGAGATGATCGCTCCCCCATCCGCGATCATCATCGTCCACCTCTTCGGTCAGGTCTTCCCCTTCATTCCAGAACTACGCGCCGCGTTCCCCCACATGAAGATCATCGAGGACTGCGCGCAGTCGCCCGCGTGCGTGGACAACGACGCGCGCTTCTCCGGAACCCTCGGTGACGTCGGCGTGTTCTCTCTCAACCAGCACAAGGTCGTCCAGTGCGGTGAGGGCGGCGTCTGCGTCACCGAAGACAAGAAGATCTACGAACGGCTCATGTGGGTGCGGAACCACGGCGAGAACTACACCAGCGAGATCGTGGGCTACAACTACCGCATGACGGAATTGGAGGCGGCGGTTGCCTATGCAGAGGTGTCGGAGCTTTTTGCCCGCCAGCGAGCCCGACATGCAGCCGCCGCCTACTTCTACAACCGCATCCAGTCCCTCGACGGCATGAAGCCCGGCGTCGCCGCGAACCCTCCATTCCTGCTCTACTTGATCGACATGGGCGACGATCTGCGCGGCGCGCCTCCAGGCTGGCGCCGCGGATACGCGAGCCCACTCTGCTGCATCCCCGGTCTCAAGGACCGCGCGGGGCAGTCCTGTCTCCTCGGCGCGCACGAGTTCAATTCGCGCGTGCTGGTGCATGATCCCGTCGAATCGCTCGAAGAAGCGGACAAAGTAGCAGACGCCCTACTAGGAGTTACCGTTGGCTGATACCCAAGACCTCCTGAGCCACGTCCAGACGATCATGGCCCCCGAGTTCGTCGGCAAGAAGGTGAACCTCGGCTGCAACCGCCGCGCACAAGAAGGATGGGAAAACGTCGATCTCATCGCCTTCCCCGGCGTGGACGTCGTTACCGATCTCAACGAGCCCTGGCCCTGGGCTGATGACTCCGTCGATATCTTCCGCGCCTACGACCTGGTCGAGCATCTCAAAGACCCCATCCACACCATGAACGAGGCGTGGCGCTGTCTCAAGGTCGGCGGCCTCTTCGAGATCCTCGTTCCCTCGACCGACGGGCGCGGAGCCTTCCAGGACCCGACCCATGTCTCCTTCTGGAATGTGAACACCTTCTTCTATTTCTCGGTCGCTCCCGGAGAGAATGGCGACGGCCTCCAGAGCCATACCTACCGTCGTCTCTACGCGCCACACCTCATCAAGGCGGCGTTCCAGATCCTCCTCGGCGAAAGCGAACCATCCGAAGACGGAGTAATCTACGTCATGGCCCGGTGTATCAAGGCCCCGGACCCTGGAGACTGTGAAGCCCCACGCGCATGAGAACGGTCACTAGATACTCCGATACCGTCACCGAGCCGCTATCCGATGACGCGACTCTCGACCTCGTCAACTCGCGGCTCAAGCACTCCCGTAACGCTTTCTCGACCCTGCACCGAAAAGTGGGGCGGTGGTACGACTTGTACCGTGGCGTGTACAGGGGGGACTTCGACGCGCACCGGAACTTCGTCACACTGCCCCTCATCTTCTCGACCGTACAGTCAGACGTCGCCAGGAAGATGAATACCCTCTTCTCGATCTGGCCCTACGTCGGCATGTTCGGCTACGGCCCCGAGGACGCTGCCGCCGCCCGTAAGAACGAACTTCTCATCTCCGCCCAGATGAAGGACTGCTCGACCTATCTCAAGGGCTACGACTTCGCCCTCCAGGCCGACCTCTACGGCACCGGCCTCCTTCAGCACGGCTGGCGCTACGATGAGGAGAAGCTCCTCGTCCGGGAGCAGATGGCGGCCCCCATGACCCGCCGTATGGTCGAGCGCATCTCGACCGATACCACCGTCGTCTTCGACGGACCTGACTGGGAAGTGGTCGATATCCTCGACGCCTTCCCGCAGCCGGGCTACCACGACCTGACCGATATGGGCTGGTTCATTCGCCGCCAGTGGATGGACCTGGATGAGATCCGCGCGCTCGTCAAGGCCGGGATCTACAAGGAGTCGGGGCTCAGGAAGCTAGAACTCTACGGAGCCGTCCAGGACGTCGAGGCCGCCATGGTCGAGCGCCGCGGCTACGTTCGCCACCCCGTCTCCTCCTACCCGAACGAGCCCGTCCGCACCGAGAAGTTCGCAAAGCCCGTCGAGATCATCGAGATGTGGGGCCAGGTCCCCGACGAGATGATCCCCTCGGACGGCGGCACCGAGCGCGTCATCACCATCGCCAACCAGAGGTGCATCCTCCGGAACGAGCCGAACCCCTTCTGGCACGGTCGGAAGCCGTTCCTCAACTACTGCCCGATGCGCGATCCCCACGACTTCTTCGGCATCGGGAAGGCCGAGGTCTCCGAGAAGCTCCAGGTCACGGCGAACAAGATCGCCTGTCAGAAGCTCGACGCCCTCGACCTATTCATCGACCCCATGTTCTATGTCAACCGGAACGCCGGCATCGACCAGCGGCGCATGAAGACCAAGCCGGGGGGCATCATCATGGGGGATGCCCCCCCCACGGAGGCCCTCCAGGCCATCATCCCGAACCTCTCCGGCGTCCAGAACGCCTACCAGGAGATCCAGGACGTCTGGCGCTGGATGCAGCAGGCGACCGGCATCGTCGAGGACACCGTCATGGGGATCGGCTCCTCGAAGCGCACAACCGCGCGCGAGTTCATGGGGCGCCAGGAATCGGTCTCGGTGCGGCTCCTCCTCGAAGCGCGGCTTGCCGAGGAGATGTGGGTTGAGCCCCTCGCCCAGTCCTTCCGGGCGCTGAACCGCCAGTTCCTGACCACGCCCAAGACCTTGAAGATCCTCGGCATGAACGCCCAGGTGGACCCGATTACCGGGATGCCCGTCGCCCCCGAGATGACCCCCGTCCAGATGGACGATCTCTACCAGGACTACGACGTCCGCGCGATGGGCACCACCCAGGCCATGGGAAAGCAGGAGCGGCTCCAGCGGCTCCTCATGATCTACCAGATGGCGGCAGCGAACCCGATCGCCATGCAGGCGATCAACCACGCGGCCTTCCTCCGGGAGATCTTCCTCGCCTCGGAGCTCTACAACACGACCGAGCTGCTCACCCCGCCGCCGAGCCAGATGATGATGCAGCAGCCAGGGATGCCGGGGATGACCGGAACCGCCGGTCCTCCCCCCGCAGATCAGGGAGAGGGAGGCGGAGGCCCTCCAGTCAACCTTGCGGCCGGGTTGACGGGTCTCCCCCCTCTCCCCCCTGCCGGCGGTGGTGGCGGCGGTATGGCAGGCATGAATGGCTGATCGTGAACGGGAAGCCGAACTCCTCCGCTCGCTCGTCCTCTCCCCCATCTGGGAGGAGGTCCTCCGCCCGAAGCTGGAGGAACGGCTCCACACGAAGCTCTACCAGGCCCTCTCCGGCCGGGGCTCCCTCCCCGACGCGGTCCTCCGCGCCGTTCTGGGAGAGGCTGCCGAGTGCCAGTGGCTCTTGACCTGGCCTGGGGAACGTGTCAAAGAATACGACCAGGAAGAACTCGAAAAGGAACAGCTCCAACAGAGGATGCAGGAAGTAGACCTAAGAGCAGAGCATCTAGCTACCTACGGGGCCCATAGCCCCTTCCTAGCTCCAGGAGAAGAGGAGTCCTCAAGTGGACCGTGACGAAGAAGAAGTAGACGACCCCCAGGAGTCGGACGAGCAAGTCCAAGACGCCCTAGACGAGGAAGCCCCCGAGCCCGATGTAGCTGACCTCCAAAGCCAGCTCACCGATCTCAAGCGGGACTACGAAGCGTCGAGTCGTGAAGGGAAGCGGCTCGCGGAACTCCAGCGCCAGTCGGCGGAACGGGAACGATCGCTCCTCCAGGCGCTCCAGTCCCCGCGTCCCATCTCCCAGCCCGAGCCGGAT